CAACTTTACAATTCATCGCGTGTTCTAATGGCTCAGTTTGAAAGACCGCGGGCGTATCCTGGAGGTTACGGTCTCGACTCCGGAGGCTGTCTCGCGCACCCGGTCGATACTGATCTGTGGTGGAAGCCGCTGGCGGCTCCCGGAACGGATCCGAGCATCAATGGTCCGGTGGGTCCCGACCGGCACGACAACGATCCGTTTTTGGACTATCCGCTTCCGGTGATTGTTGCGAAGTTCAATCTGGATACGTTCGAGCTTTATCTTCCTTGTGATCGGTTGGATGGCCTCAATTTGGTGGACCCTCGCTCGACTCTGGGGGGGTTCGGTGGCGCTTGGGTGGCGCGCAGCCTTCCGCTGTGTGCTTGGGAGAATTTTGAAGCCGACAACCATGGAGAGTCTCTTGACGGTCTGGGGGATTGTCATCAAGGTTTCGGAGGATTGTGGGTGGCGCGCAACCGCCCGTTCGGATTGTATGGTTGGGATGATTTTGAGTCTTATACGCCTTTCTGGGATGTTAATGGACTCAACAATGGCGCGGGACTGGGGCCAATGGTTGGACGGAGCCTTAACACGCCGGCATTGGCTTACGACACTTTCGAGACCTACAGTGACGCCGACGAGATTGACGGGTTGAATGGGGGAGGTGGATGGAGCAATGCCTGGGTGGGCGGGTCTGCCGTGGAGGCGACGGTTAAAGACCGGGTTTGTGGCCTGGCCAACGACAAACGCGCTTCGCTGGTGCTATCGCTCGGTCCGCAATATGAGATTTCCCGTAAACTTCCCTGGGGGGCGGTTTGGCAAAAGATCCGGATTGCGTTACGGCTTCAATGGACAGAAGATCCTCCCAACGAGGATATGTTCAATTCTCCTCGGCTGATTGTTGGGTTGTGCAATGGCGATGACGGCAACCTTAACCGGTTCGCTAGTGCGACTTGTAACAATTTTCTCGGTGTGGTGCTGTCCGATTGGTTGACCTATTACAGGTGGTACGAGTGGGATATTTTTCCGTATAATACCGGTATCCTCAAAGCCGTTCAAAAGATTGGACCCACCGAAACCACGGGCGCGACTGATTTGACCGATAACGACAGTTGCGCGGTGATGCTTGGGGCGGATACCCCGTCCGGGGAAGCGTATCCTCCACGAGGCGTTTTGTTCATCGACATTACAAAGGGCTCCCCGACGTGGCGCGTTCAGGTCGCGCTCCGCGCGGTGGGCCAGTTGGTTCCGAAAGGTAGCGAAAACGACGTCTCGCTTGCGTTACTCAGATTCTACGAGGGGATCGAGTATCCGATTGCACCATTCCCGGGCGGCCCGCCCGTGATGGGCAGGCATTTCGGGCCGGACAGAGCAGACCAGGAGTTCACAGTGGACGAGGGGACTGACGGGGTTCTCGACACGGTCAATATCGCATTGGACGATCTCTATGCGCCCATCGGAGATTGGAGAATCGAGCTTTGTGACGTGGACGTTGTCAAATTTGCGTAAGGAAAACTATGCCTATCCCAACCATTTACTACCGGGCGATCGGAACCCCCGAGGATTTCAATCGTGTCATGTTGAGCAACGGAGTCGTTGCTCGTGAGCACGGCGTCTCTTCCTGGGACCATCTACGAATGATTTTTCGGGTCTCGATTACCCCGGATGGCGGAATGGCGACCAACATCGACGATTGGCCGCATTTTGTTTGGGGGTTCTGTCACGGTCAGGATTATCTGCCCCTTGAAGACACGGTGGACAACTTCGCGGGCTGGTGGACCAACGATCAACACGCCGAACGGTGGGCTTCGACGCCGTATTCATACAATTTTGATCCGGTCAACGCGGTCACGATGGTCGGCGCGATGCCTGCAAACATCGTGGAGCATGGGGAAGGCCCGGCGGGCCTCTTCATCTTTGGCGCGGAAACGCTCGCCAGATCTGCGATGATGTTCGACATTATCCGGCTTGGTGGTGGTTCATTCAAGTTGCTCCCGGCGCTGTATCGCGTGGGTTCCGCTGATTCAACCGACGCGGACGAGCATACCTTTCTGGATCAGGCCATTGAATTGACTCCGGCGATGACTGGGCACGCGGGCCCTGGCTGGGACCGAACAGTCACCATCGACGAGCCTGGGGACGGGGAACTGGATTCCATTTGTTTTGGGTGGGATCGGGTGAACACGCGGATCGAAATCAGTGATGTCGGAATTGTCCGGCTTGCTTGACGCTGCGGAACGGGACCCAGATAGTAGAAGGAAGCAAATGTATGAGTATTGACCTTGGAAAAGATTCGGGTAGCCTGTGTTCCCCACCGAGCACGGTCTCCAGTCAACAGAAGAACACGAAATTCTATCCGTCGCTCTATTTGGAGAACATCGAGAACCTACCCTCGATCCCTGAGTCGGGGTCGATGCTGGTCCGGTTCAAACGGCGCAGTATTTCGGCCACCAAACGTGACGATGGTGGGTCGTCTGTGACAGTCACGATCGATGTGGTTTCCATCGAAAAAATTACCGGTGAGAAATCTGCCCGCAGGAGTTCTGTGGATGCGTTCGATGCCGTGTCCAAAGAAGTGTTCAGTGATCTGGACGAGGAATAAGCCATGTCTGCTCCCGCAGGATTTCAAATCGGCGCGGTGTTTCCCGAAGCGCGGCGTATTCTCGGGACGTGCCCACAGTCAGTCATCCTCTCGAAGATTTCTCAGGCTGTTGAGATTCTCGCCAATGCCGGCGACTTCGATCCACTCATGGGATACCTGGACATCTGCACTGCCGGGTGTATTGTCACGCTCCCGCGCGAGGTGAGTAACATTTTGGCCGTGAACATTGGCGGAACTCCGTCGATGGCCAGGAGCCAGCACTACAACTTCCATTTGAATGGCCCGGGAGATTGCACCGGCGTATGCAATTACTCGTGGCAGGATCTCGGGCTGGTCCCGACTTATCGGGAGCTGATTACGCCGTCGAAGCTGATTGCGTTTGTGCAGTTGGCCGAGGATGCTGGCACGGAGTTGTGGGCCTACGGAGAGGACGTGCTGGGCAACGTGATCCGGACGAAAGAGAACGGCGTCTGGTTCAACGGATACCGGGTTCCTACGGTGTTCGGATATGCGCTTCCGGACTCGACTGCCCCGACTTTTGCGCGCGTGTTGCGCGTCCGAAAAGCTGAGACTGCGGGGTCGATCCGGTTGTCCAGTTTCGACAACGGTATTGGCACCGGGACGCTTTTGGGAAATTTTCAGTGGGACGAGACGGATCCGCAGTATCGCAGGATCAAGCTCCACACGTGTACCGACTGGATCCGTATCGCGTTTCGTCGGGCGATCCCGCTGTTTGCGTCCACCGACGACTGGGTCCCGATGCCGTCGCTCACTGCTCTTTTCGCCATGTTGGAGGCGATGAAGTATTACCAAGAGGGTGACCTGGCCCGCGCTGCCGGTTTTGAAGCGACCGCGCGCCGGTGGCTCACCGAGGCGATTTGGGCTTCGACTCCTCCGGGGCAGGAACCGATCCAGGTCAACCCGAATGACACCATGTTCGATCCTTCTGACGTTGTTGACTGATGGCTGTCGCTGCTGACAATCGAATTCCGGATGCGGATTTTGCGTTCCCCTATGGGGTCAACAGCACGATTGATCCGGACATCATGCCCGCGGGGATGGTCGTGCGGGCGTTCAACGCAGTCAACCGTGGCGCTCGGTGGCGCTGCCGGCCGGGGCACCTTCAACTCAACTGTCTTCCCGATGGGGAACTCCAAGGTGCGTTCTTTTACCGGCCTACCGACTCCGCGGCGCAGCTTCTTGTCGCCGTAGCGGGCAAAATCTACGCGGCGAACGCTCCGTTTACAGAATTCATCGAGCTTGCCGGTCTCCAGTTTGGAGTGCATTCCCGGTTCGTTCATTTCTGCCAGGGTGAACAAGCGGTCGTGCATAACGTCGTGGACGATTCGTTGACGTTGGTTTCTCCGCATTCTGTCGTGGTAATTCAGGACGGGGTCACGGCGCCGGGCGTTTGGGACGGGACTATCTCGGGGCATGACACCAGTTTGCCGGTCGGAACGGTCATGGCGTGGTCGGGAGATCGGTTGTGGGTGGCTCGGGGGAAGCGGTTGTTTGCATCTGACTATGCAAACCCGCTGTCGTTCTGGGAAGGCCAATATATCAACGATCAGGGATTGAGCATTGGTGCATTCATCTTCAAGCACGACATTACGGCGCTGGCGGAAGTGTCCGCGGTGCAGGATCCCTTTCTTGTGGTGTTTACCCGGGAATCGACCGAGGCGGTGTTGACCTACATCCGGCAACGCGATGCTTGGAACACAGTTGCCGGGTTCATCACGACGCTTTACCCGAACATTGGGTGTGTGGGCCCGAATGCCTGGGCCACGTTCAATGGAATGCTTTGGTGGTATTCCAGCCAGGGGTTGATCAATTTGAACGCAGCCGAGTCCTCGAAACGGTCCTCAGAGATTTCGTATCTCGACGGCCCGATGGTGGTGTCAAAACGGCTGCTGTCTCCCGACCTTGAGGGCGTGGCGATGGGGTCGCACGAGAATTATTTGATGGTCAGTGTGCCTTATTCGCAGAAGAAGAATTTGCATACGTGGGTTTATGACAGCTCCGTCGCAACGGCTGCCGCGGTGATGAGTGCCGGGTGGCAAGGCTACTGGGTGGGGACCCGGCCGGTTTGTTGGGTGAGGGGGACGGTCAACAACGAGACGCGGTGCCTACACGTGAGCACCGACCTCGACGGCAAGAATCGGCTGTGGGAGTCCTTTCAGCCTGACCGGTTGGATAATGGGTGCCCGATTCTTTGGGGGTTTGAAACGCGCGCCTATGTCCGGTTCGACAAGCAGGCCTCTTGGATGCGCTATGCAGATTTGCACATGGCGGATTTCACGCAAGACGCCGATATCCGGGTGCTTTGGGCGGGTTCCGCGCGGGGTCCCTACAAGTCGATCAAGCTGAAAGAGGTGAAGGTTGCCTCTGGGTCGATTGACTCGGCGTTGCCGTTGGATGCCGAAGAGGTGATGTTCGCGTTCAAATCGCAATCGCGATACCTGCGGACCGAGGAAGTCACCCGGCAGGAGATTACGGAGAATTCCTCGGATGGCGTCGAACATGACGCCTCGGAGGAGATTGATTTTGGGTTTCAGTTGCTTGTGCTGGTGCTCGGCCCGGGTTCGGTTCGTGCGATCAAGGCGTTTGGCCAGCCGGAGGCGGAATCTCGGACCGGAGTTTGTGAGGCGGCCGACGACGAGTTTCGAGGGGTGAGGTTTGACGGAGCAGCTTCAAAGGCAGATACTAAGGCTGCCGTGATCGAGGTGCTGGCCGACGGTCCGGTTGATTATTCAGCCGGGGCTTCGGTGGTTTATACCTACCGGGGGGTGCAGGCGGTTGGGGCGGGGACGGCAACGGTTCCAATTTCGGCAAACGCGGCGCAACGATTGGCCGATGCGATTGCGAGCATGAAAGCGGCGCACGAGCTGGTGCTTGTGGCGCCTGCGTTCATTGGTGGTGGCAAAGTATGCCAGGATTTGCAGGCGGGTGCGGATGACATTGTCGGGAACGAGCTATGAGCACAACCAAGACTGGGCTGTATCTTCGCGGGACTCCATTGAACCCGGCGTTCAAAGGGACGCCACAGGAGTTCTTTGAGGAGATTCTGGCGCACCTCGACATCATTGCTCCCTATGGCATCGCGACGTTTGTTACCGGTCTTCAAATGCCGAGTTCCGACCAAGGGCCCTGGCTGAAAAACAATGTTGAGTGGTGGGTCTTTGATCAGAACGTCGGAACGTATGTGCCGTTGGTCCTCAATCAGTCGCTTCAGACTTTGTTTTACGTGCAAGAGGCGACTCCGCCGGTCAACGCTGCGGAAATTTGGTTTCAGACGGAGACGATCAATGGAGAAGTGCGGCCAAAGGCGGTTAACATCCTCATAAATGGTGCGTGGAAGCCGGTGGGGACTCCCACAGAAGGCACGACAGCCAATCGTCCGGCAAATCCTGTGGATTTTGAGCTTTACTATGACACCAGCATCGAGGCGATGTTGGTCTGGGAACGGAACGAGTGGCGAACGCAATCCGGGGTTAAGGGTGATACAAAGTTTGTGACCTGGGGGTCCCGGGCGGAGTCATTGCTTCACAATCCTGGCTGGGAAATTCTTTGGGACGGTCCGGTTGGTGGGACGTCGGTTGGTAACCGCGGGCTGGCGATGGGCCAGGCTACTCAGGATTATGACGGCACAAATCCAATGGCTGTTTCCGGAGCGGCGCAAGCTCGGAATCAGGGTGCGGTCTCTGGGGTTCTTGCGACTACAATTTCGCTTGTCCTGGAAAATCTTCCGGCACATCAGCACGACATTGGACTCGATACTGACACGAATCCTCCGGACGGTTTGGCAGCGCATACGGGTAGTAATTACCCGACGGGAGCAGCTGAGTTCATCTATATTGATGACATGGCTAAAGGTTGTGATTCGAGTAACGAGTATGGAATGTCTCGACAGACACTTGTCGCCCGGACTAATTTGACTGGTCCGTCGGTTCCGACTCCGGTGTCAGTGGCTCAAGATTCACCGACGCTTTGGCTGTATTGTTTGCGCAAGGTGTGAAGACCAGGATTACCAGTGAACTTGAAGACATCCCGAAGGTTTATGATCTTTTGGAGGCGTTCGCACGAGAGGCTGGCATTCTACCCGATGTCTTGGATCGAGAGAATTTCTTTAATCAGTGGGCGAGTCTTACAGGAATCGGGGCTGCTTTTCTGGTATTGTTGGAATACAATGATCGGGTTGTTGGTGCGCTCGGTGCTTTGGTGCATCCGGCGATTTACTGGAATTGGACAATGTGTTCTGAAACATTCATGTTCATCTTCCCAGAACACCGGACCGGACTCGGGGCTGTCCGGTTGATGGCTGCGTGTGAACTCGAAGCAAAGCGCCGAGGATGCAAACAGCTTGCTGCCGGACACAAGTTGTATTACCAGACGGAGTCTATGAAGCGGTTGCTGACTGATTTGGGTTTTGTCCCGAAGGAAATCATGTATCTGAAGGAGCTTTGAGTCATGCCCATCTTAATCATTGCCGCAGTTGCCGCCACCGCCGCCACCGCTACCGCTATCGGGACCTCAATCGCGAAGAACAAGGCGGCCAACAAGGCGGTCGATGCGCGCAAAAAGGCGTTGGCGAAGCAGAAGGACATCCAGGTTACTGGGGAAGGCGGGGCGCTCGAACACGGTAAGGAACAGGACATTCAGCACTACACGGATTCCTACGCAGAGTTTGCGAAGCAGAACCCGGAACTTGCGGCTGCGCGCACCACGGCGGCCAAGAATCTGAATCAGTCGCTCATTGAGGGCCCAGGTCGGGCCACCGCGCTTCTCGATCAGGCGACGACCGAGGCGATGGCGAAGGCCCCCGAGGTTTCGCTGGCTGATCAGATCGTCAATACGGCCAAGCAGAATCTCGATCGAGGCGCGACTTTGTCGCCCGACTTCCAGGGCGAACTTATTCGGGCCGGGTTGGAGCAGTCCGGGCAGGCAGGCATCGGGGCCGACCGTGCGGGCGCGGTGACACAACGGCTGGGCACCTTACTGGGCTCCGCCGGAGAGCAATTGAAGTCCAAGCGGATGGCCGAAGCCGGCAACTCCGTGGACCTGGCCTCAAGACTTCGTTCGCAGCGGCAGAATATCCTTCAAGGGTTGGTGAGCACTTCGCAAGCAGTGCGCTTGGGCGAAATGGGCACGCAGGCTTCGGTGATTCAGGGGGTGGATGCGATGGTCCCCAGCATCGGAATGTCAGGTTCGGATCGGGTTAAGATGGAGCTGATCAACCTCTCGAACCAGAACCAGCGAGCCTGGCAGGCCGGACAAATCTCCGCGCAGGCCGCGCAGAATCAGGCTGATTTGATTGCCGGGATCCTCGGTGGTATCAATTCGGGTGTTCAGACCTTTGCGAGC